GCAATGCAGGATCCCTATTCCCATGTGTTGCCTTCCATGCAGCGGGAAGCGGCGGAAAAGCTGGATAAGCCTGCTGGGGGGAACGGCCGGCCAAAAATAGAATTCTTCTCGCGCCTAAGCCATGCAAATGCGGCAATGGTCATGTCGGGACGGGGCTTGCCGCGCGGGATCGGTCGTGTTATAAGTATTTCCTGTGTAGGTAATACTTATGCGGACGGAACCTGAAAACCAGTTTACTCCCAACGAGGTGGCGGTCCTTTCGGGCGTGCCGGTCCGCAAGATTTGGAAGGACATCGAACTCAAGGTGATCCGCCCCGCCCGCCGGTGGTTGTTGGCGTTAGGCGGCGATGCGGTGGTCGCAGTACTCGTCGCCGTCGACCTTGGCGGAGCAGTACCAGTCCTGGTCGCCGAACTTGGAACGGAGCATCTTGCGTGCGTGGACCGGGCACTCAGGGGCGATGCGGGCGGAGGCGGCGCGGACGTTGGCCGCGGCGGTGGCGGCGGGTTCGCCAGCGGCGATCGGGTTGGTGGGTGAGTTTGGGGGGGGGCGTTGCCAGCCGACGACTGGTGGTGAGGGAGTAGCGGCGACGGGCTTGATTGGTGTAGGGACCGGCGCCGCCGGCATGGCGACGTGCTCGGTGACGCTGAAGCCGGCGTAAGGGAAGATGTTGGCGGCTTCGGTGAGGCGGGTCTGGAAGGTCTCGATGTTCTGGCCGCGGATGGTGACAAGGTGTTCGGTGCCGTGGTCGTCGATGAACTTGCTGGAGACGCTGAACGGGTAGTCCGTGGAGGCCACTGCGGGTTTCCTTTCCGGGGCGACCCCTGCGGGCCGCCCCTGCTAAACGTTGGCGAGTGTGGGTGGCGGCGTGCTACGCCGCTTTGGTTCTGGCAGGGCACTCCTTTCTGATGAGTGAAGGGGGGAAGTAGGTTAGTAGGGTGTCCGGGTGGCAGTGGGTACACCAGTGGAGGTCACAGGCTACGCAGGTGACGATGTCCGTGGCGGTTTGGACCCACTGGTTCTCTTTGCAGTAGGGGCAGGTGACGGCGAGTTCCCAGTGTTGGCCGTTGATGTAGGGCATCAGGATCTCCTTTCTAGGTTGGGTGGTTTGCGGGTTTGGACGGGACAGGTGGGGTAGCAGTAGCGCCAGGTGCTGGCGCAGTGTGGGCAGGGAGGGAACGGGCCGGTCATGACGTGGCCCCAGGGAAGGGGGTCTGGGGGCCTCCGGCCCCCGGCCTGCGGAGCAAGCGGGTTTGGCGCCGGAGCGCCAGCCGCCGAAGGCGGCAGGGAGAACAGAGGCGGTACAGACCGAGGTACGAGGAGAAGTGGCGGCCGCAGGAGGCGCAGCGGGCGGATACCCACCAACGCCAGCCGTTACGCGAGACAGAGCCGAGCACGAGACACCTCCGGGTGAAAGGCCGAGCGCACGAGGCACCCGGCCGCCTGCCTGACGGCGACTAAGGAGCCCGGCTGCGAGCTAACGAAGCCCGACGCGGCCCGGGCACGATTGGGCGGTGGGTTGTGGGGCGATGTGAAAGGACGCTGGGCGTAAGCTACGTCAGCGCGGAGGGGGGTGCAGCGGACCGGCCAGTTTCCGACAAACTACTGTGTCTGTTCCCCTGTTGGTTTGATCTGCAAACTGGCCGGGCCGCCACCCTAACGGCCCCTGGCCGTTACGAGTGAAGCGAGAGACGGGCTAAAATTAGGCGCCCAGGCATATAAAAAGGGGGTGGAAGGCGAGCACGGCGCAAATACCGCGTGCCGGCGCCCCGCCGGCAGCGCCAGCGCAGCCGTGGGGGTGCTGCGGGCGAGACTTTTCTGGAAAACGACTCAGGTTGCCGCAGATAGGGGTCGTTGCCATGCAAGGCGACGAGAGACGCCGGAGGCACGGGCGCGGAGGCACTGTGGCCCGCCGGAATGCGGGGTGTGGGGAGCTTGCGTGGGGTGCCGGTGCCCACCCGCGCCGAGCCGCCTAAAGGTGGCGCGCAGGCGGGGGCCTTGGGGTGCCCGGTGAGCCGTCGCCCAGTGAGGAGCGAAGCGACCCCCGCGTAGCGGGGAGGCGTCGGCGCTGCCGGGCCGGGGGCTACGTGAGGGCCAGGAGGGCGTAGGTCATGCCGGTTGCGACGCCGATTCCGTAGATGGCGGCGATGGTGAGTAGGTCGCGCATGGTGCTGGCCTCCGTGGGGCTAGTCGTCGTTGGTGCTGGGGGGGTTCGTCGATCCGGACCAGACTGACCAGCGGCGCACGGTGCGGATGATGTAGGCGGCGGTGAAGGCGAAGGCGGTAAGGGCGGTGGCAACGCCGACGAGGGCGGCGGTCTGTACGGCGGTGGCGGCGTTGTCGCAGTCTGTGAAGAATGCGTCCATCTGGTTACTCCTCTGGGCCGCCCAGTGTGAGCTCGATCTCCTCTAGTACGGAGCGGGTGGCCTCGGTGAGACGGTCGCTGTCGGACTGGCTGAGATGGTAGTGGGTGGCGACCATACGTGTCAACCGCCCGAGGGCGGGGATGAGTAGGTCGAGGCGGTCCTGTGCGGTGTCTTCTTCGGCTTTGAGTAGGAGCTGGATGCGCTCTTTGAGGATTGCGATGGCGTCGGTAAGGTCGAGGGGGTCAAGGCCGAGGGCGATCTGGTACTGCTGGTGTCGTGCTTTGGGCAGAAAGGCGCCGAAGTAGCCGGACTTGACTGCGTTGGTATTGCCCGGCTGTGCGCCCGGCTTACGCTTGGGCGGGCGTGACGTTGGCCCGCTCCTGCTCGGCGATGGTTTCGAGGCCGGCGCAGATGATACAGAGGGCGGCGACGTGGTATTGCTGCTTGGCGAGAGCGACGGGTAGTAGCGGTGCGACGGTGGTGATCTTGACCGCGTTGGTTGTCTTGACTTTAGGCGACACGGAATATCTCGCCTGGGGTAATGAGGGACCAGTTCCCGGATGCTGGCTTGCCTGGGTTTATAGCCTGGAGGTGGGCGAAGGTAATGCCGTGGGCGCGGGCGATGCCGTAGGCGGTGTCGCCGGCGCGGACGGTGTAGGTGGTGACGGGGTGTAGGTTGATGGCGTCTGAGTAGAGGGCGGGTACCCAGGCGGCGTAGGTGTTGCCGGGGCACGCAGTACCGCCCCAGTAGCGATGTGAGCGGATGGCGACGCGGCGATTGAGGTAGCGATTGATGTGGGCGATGGCGTGGGCGGCGGTGTGTAGGTGCGTGGTCGATGGTTGGTTGACGGTGAAGTCACCTGGCAGGGCGATGCTCAGGGTGTGGTTGTTCTGGAGAGCGACGGCGGCGCCGTAGCGATCGAGCGGGGCTGTGACGTAGACGCGGCCGCTGGCGAAAGCCATCATCTGGTAGCCGATGGCGTCTAGGCCGCGAGAGGTACGGTGGTAGGTGTCGATGGCCCGGATGTAAGCGATCTCTTGGGCGATGGTGGCGCCGGCGGGCAGTCCGGCGCCAGTGGTGTGGTGGATGGAGATGGCGTCGACGTAGGCGGGGTTGACCAGTGAGTAGCGCAGGGCGCCCGTTGAACGCGGGCGGGGCAGGCGCTCGGGGTCGGCGCTGGCCCAGCTGATGTCGCGGACGGGGCTAGTTGTCACGGGGCCACTCTAGCATGGGTGTAGGCGTGTTCGCAATTGCACGAGACGCGGTGTGCTGCGATTCTGGTTGGGTCTTGCCTTGGGGTGGTGGCTGAGACCTGGGAGTGGTGGCGAGGGTGCGGGCGAGCCGGTGGGCGCAGGCTAGGGCTGCACAGAAGACGGCGACGGCGTAGACGTGGGCGATGACATAGAGGGCGATCATGTGGCTGCGAGCGACGCTAGGAGCTCGTCGCGGGCGGTGTTGACGGCGGCTGCGAGTGACGCCTCGGCGTCGGCCTGCTGCTGCTGGCGGAGCTGCTCGACGGCGGCGGCCAGGTCGTCGGCGATGGCGAGCTCCTTCAGGTGCAGGGCGAGCCAGTCCAGCACCGAGAACGTGGTCTTCTGCTGGGCGTTGGTGCGGTCGGTGAGACGCTGTAGGAGGGGAACGACGGCGTCGGGAAGGCCGGCGGCCTTGTCGTCCAGGGTGAGGGTGAGGCGTGGCATGGCTGGCTCCTTTAGACGGCTACGAGTACCTTGTCGGCGGCGGCCATGTGGCCGGTGGCGTCCGGGTTCTTCCATTCGACGCGGCGCAGGCTGACGGTGCCGTTCTCGTTGAACGATAGCAGGAACTGGGAGCGGCCCTTGCTTGCGCCAGGGTTGCCGGGGGCGCGGCCCTCTAGCCGCAGGTTGGGCGTGCCGCCGGCGCCGCCGATCTCCAGCAGGCGGGTAAAGCCGGTATTGTTGGTGGTGTCGGCGATGATGAGGCCGTAGGAGTCGACCTGGCTGGTCTTGGTGCCGTAGTTCCCGATCTCCAGGCCGACGGAGGTCGGCACGACGGGGCTGCCGGTGATGAACGGGGAGTCCAGGAAGAGGCCGCGGAGGGTGGTGACGGTGGGCGCGGGGGAGACGCCGAAGGCGGTGATGCTGGGCTTGGCGTTGATGCCGGCGATGTAGGCGACGGTCTTGCCCGCGCCGCTGGACATGCCGGCCTGGAAGTCCAGCCCGGTGATGGTGGTGGTGCCGCTCTGGCTGGCACCGATAACGACGATGGCCTGGCCGTGCAGGGCGGTGGCGGAGATGTTGGCGGCGTTCAGGGTAAGCGAGGAGGTCAGGATCTCGCCGATGATGATGTTCGAGGTGAAGGTGCCGGTGGCGCGGATGTTCAGGGTGATGCCGTCGGCGGGGTTGGTGCCGATGCCGGCGGTGCTGCCCAGGCGGAGGTCGCCGGTGAGGGTGACGTGCGGCAGGGCGGTGGCTAGGAGGATGCGGCCTGTGCCGCCGCTGTCCTGTACCTGCTGGCTGGCGGCGAGCTGGAGGCCGGCGTTGAACGTCTGGAGGGCGGCAAAGGTGTTGGTGACGCCGGTACCGGCGAAGCCGGTGTGGGCGGCGCTGGCGTAGGCCAGGTTGGTCAGGGCGGCGTGGTCGGTGGTGCCGCCGCCGCCGCCCGATGGGAGCGCGCCCTGGATGGTGATGATGACGGCGTCGTCCTGGTTGGCGGGGTCCAGGAAGAGGACGGTGCACTGACGCCCGGCGACGACGTCCGCGGCGGGGATGTCCGTCGCCACGCGGAGGGCGGATAGGAGGGTCGGGTGGGAGCCGACGAGTTGGACGTCGGCCTTGTGGGTGCCGGCGGTGTAGGTCTTGATGATGGCCTTGGCGATGACGCGGCTGCCAGGGATGGACTGGGGGTCGTCGCCGAACCGCTGGGTCATGGGGTCTCCTGGTATGGGCCTGCGGGTTGGAGGGGCCTTCTCGTGGCTCTCAGGCGGTCGTTTTTCATGGCGCGCCTAGCTCGATCACGTGGTCGTATCTGGCCTTGCCGCCAGGGCCGCGCCGGTAGAGGGTGCGGAGGCTGAGGACGCGGCGCTTGGCGGCGCTCAGGCCGTGGCGGGTGTCGGTGAGGGCGATCACGTCGTTGACCTCGAGGCCACAGTGTACCGGAGCGGTGATCTGGTCGCCGCGTGTGGTGTCGATGGTCTGGCGGCGTTGCTCGGCGGCGGCGCGGGCGGTGGCGTCGGCCCCGGCCGTGAGGTAGGGGTCGGCGCGCTGACGGGGTGCGGAGTAAAGGAGGGCGGTCTCGGTGTAGTCCACGTCTTCGGCCACGATTGTGGCGTCGGCGGCGGCGAAGACCTGGATGTGGTTGGCGTCCTTGAGGGCGTCGGAATACTCGGCGGCGGCGATTCCCTGGTCTTCGGTGGTGAGCGGGCGGCCATAGGTGGCGTCTGCGGTGTCGGCGGCGAGGGGCTCGTTGAGGAAGAAGAACTGTCCGCGGGCGAAGAGGCGATCGGGTACGCGCTCCAGGATGCGCCTGACGGCGGTGAGGGCGCTGGTGCCTGGTGGCAGGGCTAGCGGTGGGTAGAGGTTGCCGCTGGCGGAGCTAGCGCCGTCGGATGATAGCTCGTAGCCGACGCGTGCGAGTAGGTGTTGGAGTTGGCCGAAGACGTTCTTGGCGGCGGCGGCGAATTCGACGGCGCGGGGGAAGCGGTGGCGGGCCAGGTGTGCCCAGGCTGGTCCGAGGGTCACCTTAAGGAGGGCGCGACCGCCCTCATAGATGTGCCTGAAGCTCTCGACGTAGTAGGCGGGGCCTGTGGATGCCTCATTGCCTGCGGTGGTTACGTAGCCCGGGGCAATGGTGATCCAGGCGCCTTTCGTGAGGGCAGCGGCGGCGCCGCTGCCGGGGGTGGTGTAGGCGCCGTCTGCATTGTCCAGGACGATCTCGGAGAGGGCGGGCGCGCCAGACGTCTCGTGTAGGTCTGCACTGATGATGCGGTCGCTGATGTCGGTGGCGGCGTCGGCGATGGGCGCCTGGTAGACGTAGCGGGCGGTGGTGAGGAAGACCTGGGTGGCGTCGTAGGAGATGGCGACGCCGAAGGCGGCGACGATGTTCAGGGGGACGGGCTCGCGCCAGAGGGCGTCGACGAAGGCGGCGGTGGTGGGCTGGTATGTGTGGTGGGTGCGATCGTAGGCGACTGTGCCGGTGAACTGCTGGCGGAAGGTGGCGCGGAAGACGTCGGGGCGGCCCATGTACGGGGAGCGGAAGATAAGGCCGGCGGCGGTGAGAGCGGACTGGAGGATCTTGCCGGAGCTCCAGGTATTCGTCGCCTGGCTGGAGCCGTCGCCGAAGAGGTACTGGGTGAGGTTCTGGACGGGGACGGCGGCGGCAGTGTCCTGGGCGGTAGTGACTACGTTCCAGTCGCCGGAGTGGTGGACGGCGACGCCGTTAAAGATTGGGGTGGTTGGGCCTGTGAAATTGCCCCAGGTGGCGCCGTTCCAGCGCTGGGCGTCCAGCGCATCGGTGGCGTTGATGATGGCGACAACGACGTTGCCGTCGCTCTTGCCGGCGGCGGCGAGCTGCTTGACTGTGCTGATGTGGGTGAACTGGAGGGCGAAGGCGCCCCAGGTGGCGCCGTTGTCGGCGCTAGTGGCCGCGTAGACCTGAGTCTGGGTGGCGTTGTTGACGATGAACGCCCACAGCGTTGCGCCGGCCTTGGCGAAGGCTATCAGGTTGGCTTTAGGGGTGATGGGTGGCGTCCAGGTTGTCCACGAGCTGTAGGTGCTGCCGCTGGTGGGGGTGGTGACGCGGGAACGGTATAGGGTGGTCCCGTCGAACCGGGCACGGATCAGGGAGCCGTCGGCGGCGACGACGGCGGCGTGGCCGTTGTCGGGCTCAGCACCGGCGTACCATTGCGCCCAGCGCAGGCGGCGGATGCCGGCGTGGCGGTCGGAGACGGAGACTAGAAGGTAGGGGCGGCGGACGGAAGCCTTCTGGGCGGCGGCCAGGTTGCCGGAGATAGACCGCATGGGTCTCTACGGGCCGGGGTCGGTGTTCTGGGTGGGGGTGGGCTCGGCAGGGGCGTAGATGCGCTTGTGGCGG